GATGCTGTGAAGGGTCTCCACCTCTATGGGGCTAAACTGGTACGTCCTGAGGCCATTGCTGTGCTGACGGCTAATAAGAAAGTAGTGTCATCACCAAGCACATAGTTAGCGGGTGTTATATATGTGGGTAAAGAATAGGACAACAGGATTAATTTGGGAGGTAACGGGAGAGTTGGCAGAACGGCTCTCCCGTTCTCCTGAATATGAGGAGGTGGATCCTCCGTGCTTGAAGTCGGAATCAACAGCTACTGCGATATCGAATTCGCAAATGAATACTTCGGGGGAAAACTCTACAGCGAAAAGTGGGACGAAGCAAACGAAACGACCCGCGAAAAAGCCCTCAAAGAAGCCTGTAGAAAAATAGATAGACTTGCTTTTACAGGATGCAAGGAAAGCGCAGAGCAGCCCTTGCAGTTTCCCAGAGTGCCAGGAGGGATTCCTGAGGCTGTTAAGGCCGCTCAATGCGAGGAGGCCTTAGCTTTACTCGAATATGGCAACTCAGCGCGTGCTAAGGCCCAAGAACAGGGCGTGGTAAGTCTGCGGATTGGAGAGCTATCCGAAGAGTACGACTGCAAGGCGAAGGCAGGTAAGCTCCACAGCAGCGAGGGGTATGAACTGCTCAAGCCTTACCTTTTGGGGGCGGTGAGCATCCGATGATAGAAGGATACTGCAACCAGGAAGCCGTCTGGAAGCGCACAGAAGGTAGAGATGTGTATGGTAAGCCTAAGACCGCTAGCACACCCATAAAGGTGCGCTGGGAGGGCAAGAGGCGGCTTGTACGTAATGCCCAAGGGCAGGAGGTAGTATCGGAAGCTAGGGCCTTTTGCGCGGAGCCTGTGCAGCCAGGGGATCTTATTAACATCAACGGTAAGGATTGGGAAGTTATTGCTATTTCAGAAGTACCTTCTCTTGATGGGGAAGTGTACTTTAGGGAAGTGTCAGTGTGAGTAGGTTATTGAATATCAAATTTGATTTGACTGGTGTTGAGGAAGTGCTTGCTGCTCTTGACAGCGGAAATGAGCGTGCCCTTGCAGCAGCTGAAGCTGGGATGCAGGAGGTTACAGCTGATCTCTTGAGAGTGTCCACTGCTTTGGCGCCACAGCTGACAGGTGACCTTATGGCAACGGGAACACGTGAAGTAGAGCGACATGGAACTGTTGTAGAGGGCACAGTATCATTTAGTACTCCATACGCCTTGCGGAGGCATGAAGAGAATTACAAGCCTGGCCCTATTACGTCACGGAAGCCAATGGTGGATGGGATGAAACCTGGACGCAAATATTTAGAACAGCCGGTAAAAAAATATAGCAAGAAATACGCAGAATATATTGCAGAAAAGGTAAAGGAGGCGTTGAGATGACTGCAATCGATCTTGCTAATTTCCTGCAAGCTCACGGTCTTGGTCAAATTGGCCAAGACCTTTTTGTTAGCTTCCAACCTCCTGAACCTGATGATTGTATTACTGTATACGATACTGGAGGATATGCCCCTGATATTGAGGTGCCTCTTAGAGATCCTACGTGTCAGGTGCTAGTCAGGTCTATGGATTATCCAGTAGCTATGGAGCGAGCGCAGGAAATATATAGCTTGCTCCATGCCAAATCTAACTTTGCTATTGGCGGTTATTGGGTCTATCTGGCAAGAGCAGAGCATGAACCAACACCAATAGGGCCGGATGAAAATGGCCGGCCAGAGATAACACTTAACTTTCATTTCAAAATTAGGAGGGGTTAATTATGGCTGTTGATACTGCCAACATCATCATTGGAGCTGGCATTTTGCAGATTGACGGGGAAGAAGTTGGAGCAACACGTGACGGTGTGGTAATGGGTCGCACTGTCGAGTTCTACGACGTCACTTGCGACCAAGCCAATGGTGTGATCAAGAAGCACCTTGTAAACCAGACCCGTGTCCTGAGGACCAGTTTGCTTGAGGCTACGCTTGAAAACTTGAAGTTGGCTTGGGGCGGAACCATTGAAGAGGATGAGATAGAAGGGACCAAGACCCTTAAGATGGGTGTCAAAGATGGTTCCGAGGAACACACACTAACCTTTATCGGTCCTGCTCCTGGCGAGTACAAAACAAGGACCTACACCGTTCACAGAGCGATCAATGTCAGTGCAAGTGAGCACAGCTACGTTAAAAATGGTGAGGTCGTGATTCCTGTGGAGTTTGAAATACTCCCCGACATGACCCAGCCCGAAGGCGAAGAGTGGGGCACTATTGTGGACAGCAAGAACTAAGAGGCGGGGGCAACCCCGCCTTTTTTCAATATTAAAAAGGAGTGACTTAGATGGCAAATGAGCGGTATTTAGACCTAGACGCTTTTGCGACGGAACCAGGTAAAATCAGATATAAAGGTGAAACATATGAGATTCAGGACATAAGCGTAGAGCTGTATGCCAAGGCGATTAAGCTGCAAGACAAGATTGATAATGCAACAGATGACGAGGATGTTTTGAATGGCGTTATGGAACTTTTAGGAGCGATGATTCCGGACATGCCATTTGAAACAATTAAAACTATGAATATTAAGCAGCTTTCTGCTTTGCTGGGCTTTGTTGTGCAGGATTTACAAAGTGAATTGGAAAAAAACGGGATAGCGCCGAGTCCGGCGCCTCACAAGACAAAGACGACGAAAAAGAACCGCTAGACTTTGGCTACATGCTAAGCCGATATCGGCGTTTTTATGGTGATTCTGACGCTGAGGTTATGCAGATGCCAGTCAGGCGGTTTTTCATATATTTCCGCAACATCCAAAAACTGCAGGCAGAAGAGAATTTGCTCTGGCTGCGGATAGTTTCTCATCCGTACATGGATCCGAAAAAAGGCGATGATGGTTTTGTGGAAAACTTGTATCGGGCGATTGAGGACAAAGAAAGAAATTTTGTTAAGAAGATATTATCCAGCAGAGATGCAGCAGACTGGGGAATCAAGATTGTGACCAGAGAGGCAGGTGAGGAAAGTGCAAGCGGGAGAAATCAAGGCAAAAATAACAGCTGATGGTTCAGGGTTTTCCAGCGAAATAGAGAGTGCAAAGTCCGAGATAAAAGAGATGGCGCAAGCGATTGTTAACGCTATGCGCGATATAGTTAGGGCTGAAAACAGTGCGGCAGATGCTCGAAAAAAAGCAGCGGAGGAGGCAAGACGTGCAGCGCAAGAAGCTGAAAAAGCGGCTCGACAGCAGGAGGCAGCAATTAAACGTTTAGGGATTACTGCTACCTTAGTTTTTGCTGGCATAACAAAAGCTATAAAAGATTCCATATCTGCGACTGTTGAATATAGAAATGCTATGATGGGACTAGGAAGTGTAGCTGCAGGTGCCGGTGAGGATTTAGATGAAGTCAGAAAAGCAGCAGAAGATCTCGCTTCTGACGGGTTAATGCCCCTTTCAGACGCCGCAACAGGTCTTAAGAACCTTTTAGCAACAGGTTTTAACCTTGAACAATCAATAACTATAATGGAAAGATTAAAGGATGCAGCTGCCTTTGGTCGTCAGGGCACATTAGAATTTGGTGAAGCTGTTCGGACAGCAACTGAAGGTATTAAAAACGGAAATTCGATCCTGGTCGATAATGCTGGAGTTACTAAAAATTTATCTGTTATGTTAAAAGAAGCTGGCATTAGCGCAAACAGGCTAGCAAATGCAGCTGATGATGCCCAAGTCAGAATGGCCATTTTTAATGGCATATTGCGTGAGACCAGGCACCAAGTAGGTGATGCTAAAAGGCTTGCCGATGATTTGGGAGGGAGCTTAGCGGGAACTAGCACAAGCGTTAACAATCTTAAGGTTAGGCTAGGCGAAGCTATATCTGGGCCTGTTTCTCGATTTTATAGTCTCATTAAAACAATTGTAGACAAGATAACTGATTGGATAGAAAGTCATCAAGTTTTAGCAGGGGCTATTACATTGACTGCCCAAGCGTTGGCGGGATTGGTGGCTGCAATTGCAGCGGTACAGTTGATTAGATTAACAAACCAGGTTACTGGTCTCGCAACAGCTTTCGTTAGTCTGGTCAAAAGCCCTATCACATGGGTAATAATGGGACTTTTGGCCTTAGCTGGTATTGTTGGTCTCGTAATAAAAAACTGGAATACTCTTAAAAATGCTACGAAACATTTAGGTGAAGCTATTAGTGAATACTTTAAACAGATGTGGCACAACATAAAAAACTGGCTCGAAGGAGTTGGGCGAGGAACTAAGGCTTTTTGGCAGATGATTAAAGACATCTTTACAAAGGGGCCTCAAAGAGCTTGGCAAGATTTTGTAGCTAACCTACAGGTTATTCGGGTACAAACCGCTAGAAATTACAAAGATATGGTGTGGGATGCTACAGCATTTAAGAACGACATGAATAAGTTGTGGAAAGATATTAAGAACCAGGTCAGTGGTTTTTTTGAGCCTTTGAAATTACCGGAGGTTCAAACTGGCGGCAGGCCCAGGGATGAAAAAGGTGGCGGGGGTGACGCCCAAGGAGATAAAGCAAATAAGGCTTTTCAAGAAGCTCTGGAGGGGCTAGAACAATATAAGGCTCAGCTTGCAGAAGGGATAAAAGGACTTACAGGGGAAGCACTTACAAATGAACTGATTAGTATGCATCAGAAAATTGCTACGTGGATAAAAAATAACATCTTGAACGTCAAGGGTTTGATAAAAACTGAGCAGGAACGCAGTCGGGTTCAAGATATGATATTTAAGGAAATGCTGACAAGGTATGAGCGAATAGCTGAGCGAGATAACTGGACAACTGAACAACGTCTTAAAAACCTTGATGCATATGTAACAAATTACGCTAAAACCTTAGAGGCTTTGAATGAAGTTGATAGAATAAGAATAGACCTGACAAGACAACTAGCGGACGAGGAGGCCAGAGCAAAAGATGAGGCCTACCAAAAGGCAATGGATATCTATCAAAAAGAGACTGTTGGCCTTAAATTGACAGCGGAGGAACGCAAAAAGATATATCAAGAGGTCTTGGCTGCCCATTTGCCCGAGGCCATGAGGTCTGCAGAAGCTCAAAAAGCAATCGAATTACAACTTTTACAATTCGACCGAGAGATCGCCAATGAACGTATAGAACTGGCTAAACAGTGGGCTGAGCTTGAGCACCAGATTACTGTTGACAGGCTGAGGCGTATTGGAGCCGCCAAAGAAGCGGAATTGGCAGATTTAGCTAAGTGGTATGCGGATAGACAAGAGGAAGCTCGAGGCAATGAGGAGCTTCTTGCAGAAATACAACAAGCATATATCGATAAACAAAAGGCAATTGAAAGAAGATATTATCATGAAGCCCTTGCTGCTCAAGCTGAATTTGATGCCAAAATGTTAACAGCTCAAGGGGAATATGAAGAGGCTGCATTAAAACAAGAGGAAGCTAGATGGCAAAAAGCTCTTGCTCAGGAGAATTTATCACAAGATGAAATTGAGCGAATTAATAAAGAGCATGAATTGAATGTCCTCAACATCAAACAGGAATATGCAAATGAGCGATTGAAGATCGAGAGTGAGTACCAGGCCAAGCTTGCATCTTTAATCCAGACTGAGCGCGAGAAAGAACTTGCTCGAAATGAACAGCAAGAGGCTGAAGCAATTGCTGCTGCTAAGAAGGTTGGCGCAGATACAACCAGTATAACTGAATATTACCGGCAAGAACGGGAGCGGATAAATAAAAAATATAATGACCAGGAAAAGTATAATCTTGCCACGATGCAGGCCAATCTTCTTGAGCTTCAAGGCGATTTCTTGCAGGCAAGACTTCAGCGAGAAGAAGCAGAATGGGAAAAGATTAAGGCGAGTGGGATGTATTCCCAGGCTGAACTTGAGCTGGCTGAAAAAATACATCAGGAAAAGATAAAGCAAATTAAAGAAGAAGCTGCCAAAGAACAGCTCGATATAGAGGCTCAGGTTGAGATTGAATATTTGAAGGCTAAAGGGAATTTTATAGAGGCGGAGCTAAAAGAAGAAGAACGTCGTTTTCAGGCGTTGAAAGATAGCAAGAAATATAACGATGAACAACTGCAAAAGCTTGAAGAGATACATCAACAAAAAATGCAGGCGATCAGGGATAAATATGCACCGCAGTATGGCACAGGATTTCTAGCACGAATAGTGGGTGGTGGATTCAGTACTCCTGAGGAACGCAAAGCATGGGAAAGTGGTAAAGACCCTAATACAGGAGTAAATGTCTCCTGGATGGAGCAATTATCTAGGGCTGGAACGATGCTAGTTGAGGCTATTGTTATGCAGGTAGAGACAATCAAAACCACTATCCAGGCTTTTTTAAGCGGAAACTGGATTGGGGCAATTATAAGCATTATATCCCAAACGAGAGCATTTCAACGAGCAATGGAGGTACTCAACTCTTTCATGGGTCCGATAATAGCACTGATTGACACAATACTGATGCCTATAATCAGGTTCATCGCCAATCTTTGGAATGCTGTGATTGATGGGCTTTCAGGTATCAATATATTCGGCTGGAGACCATTTGCTGGGGTAAAACGATTTCGTATTGATACAGATGCGTGGGACGAGCAAGACGAACGAGATCGGGAGGGACCACAGCAGAGCAGGAAAAGCGGCACCCAGATAAGCGAGATCACCGGTCCTACTCGAGACCTCCTTATTTCGCTGTTGTCTCCGCTCAGAAACCTGGACATCCTTCCAGGGCTATTTGATTCCATGCGCACAGCTATCTATGAGATGCGAGATGCTTTTCTGGGTTACGAAATCCCTGTTTCGCCAGCACCTGCACTTGTTGCAGCTGGCGGGACAGGAAATACTTTCGTGATTGAATACATGAACGTGGAAGTCCCAGACAGCGCCTCTATGAGAGATGTTGATGAGTTTCTGCGCTTAATGGGTGATAGAGCTCAAGTGGTTGCAAAGGGGCGTGGAGCCTAATGGCAGTCAAAATAGTGACCGCAGAGGGGTTGGAGTATATCTTCAATCCCTCTTTTCGTGTGACCGGTTTGCCTTTGAACAAGGACATTCCGAGCATATCAATAGGTGGCAGGGATGGTGAGGTAGTTCATGAGGATGCCATTAAGTTGACGTCACGCAATATAACTGTAACTGGCCACATCTATGGAGCCACTCCTACAGATGCTGATGAAGCCCTGGACCAGATGCTGGAGGTTTTGGCCAAAGGCGAGCTGAGGCTTTACAAAGACGAAAGTGAAAGCAAGTTTATTAGGGTCCGGTTTGCTGGGAACTCTCACAACTACATCGGTGGCACCAACAGGGTTGTGGCTTCGTGCAACCTGTCATTTGTCGCTCACGATCCCTATTTTTATGAGCCTTTGGTGAAGGTAGAGCAGAGCATCACAGAATCCGGCACCAGCTGGAACATATACCGTGGTGGCAATGTGGAATGGCAGCAGCCTGTTATTTGGATAAGCGCTAGGTCTGGCACTCTTCAAGGAGTATTAATCAACAATATGACAGCAGGGACAACACCGTTGAAATGGCCAGGTACAATCTCAGAAGGCATGAGCTTGGTCATCAATTGCGAGCGGCGGCTAGCCTATATAACCGATGGTACTCTGGACTATTACCTGGCCAAATGGGGGCTTGCAAGTTATGACGGTGCAGGCCCGACACAAGAAGAGCAGGTCACTACAAATATGGATACTAACTGGCTAATCCATGGCTGGCCTCTTAAAGCAGGGAACAATACTCTGATATATTCTGATGACGAAGAATCTAGCCACAATGCAGAAGTTATCATTTGCTGGATGCCTAGATATTATTGATGGGAGGGAGACGATGCTACACATATATTTTGACGAGGAACATACAAACATGGTCAGTGAAGGCACTGGGACAAATCCTGATAGCGTGCGAATTAGTGGAGCTGCAGGTGGAAGTGACGAGAGGAAGCTCTATCTATGGAATGATGATGGAAATAAGACCTACGAGGATGTATCTATAACGGCTGCAAACGATGATGAGAATGTTAATATCCAATATGCGCTGGATATTAACGGTTCTCCTGGTGAATGGGCAGAATCGATAAACTTACCAAATGGTGACTATCGAACAGCCGTACCATTTTGGCGGAAAGTCATTGTCGCTTCACATGAAGAAAGCACGACGAGGCGAGATATTGCTCATAAATTTACAGCTGTAGAATTTGAAAAGTAGGTGATTCTATGAGGTATGCAGTTGCTAATAATGCGAGAACTAGGCTTACGGCAACGCTTTTAGCCACACACGATATTATACACGTTGAAAGCACCAGCGCTTTTCCATTAGCAGAACATCCCTATCTGGTATCT